CCCTGCAAAGTTGCCTTTGTGAAAAACATACTTATAAACTTTTTGATCTTCCAAGTCTAAAACATCTGGGTGTATGTTTTGATTATAGTGTTCTCGAACTTGTGCAAAGGTGACACTCTCTACTCCGTGATGCCGGCGCAAGATATGTTCGATGCACCCCTCAATCATTTTGAGGGTCGATAGGCCCAATAGATCGAACTTAATGAAACCCAAGGGCTCAAGGTGTCGAACGTTTTGTCCTTCCGCCCATGGAGACTGACGTACACCTCCGCTATTAATCAACGGCATATTTTCATTAAGGTTTTCAGAAACGAGCAGCCCTCCAGCATGCCGCGAACAAGAGCGTACCTGTCCCACAAGCCCTTGGACACGCGCTTGAACCTCGGGATACTTGGCTAGGTAGACTTGGAGGGATGGGGAAAACTCTAGCACTTCCTCCCAGGTGGGAACATAGACGCCAGCCGAAATACCGTGTCGCTGCTTAGCTGGGCCTGTGGCCTCATGCATCATGACCGACGTAACCGTATTAACTTCGGTAAAGGGAATCTCGTAGAGCTTGGAAATGTCCTTAATTAAGGAGCGCAACTGCAGAGTGTTCCAGTTGGAAATAGGCGCAACACTGTCTTCTCCCCATTTTTCAATGAGGAGTTCTTTAAGCATCATGCTGTCGGATACATCCGTATCGATATCGGGGTAGTCGGTCGCATCTGATCGCAGGAAGCGCTCAAACGGTAGTCTATACTTGATTGGATCTATTTGGGTAATCTTCAACACATAGGCCACCAATGATCCGCATGCGCTGCCTCTGCCAGGCCCAACTAACATAACCTCCGTCGCCTCATCAATGATAGCCTTCATGGTTAAAAAGTATTTACTAAAGCCGCGGCAATCAATTACGCTTAGTTCATGCTTAAGGCGCTCCACATAGACTTCATCATGGTGCAGCCCCATGGTACGCAATCCATCAATTGCATATTTAACCAGAGCCTGTGTGGCTGTTGCCCCTTCGGGAACGACAAAATCCGGAAGCCTAACTGTCGCGTCCGGCATGAAAGTCTCAATACGATCATGAGCGATTCTATGAGTTTCTTCAATGCTTTGAAGGATCAGGTCATCATTATACTCCACCTGTTGAGCCTCGGCATATCTCTTGTAGCTCTCCCACATCTGATCACCATTCTTGGGATAGAGTTCATAGCCAATTTTCTCCACAGACGAAGGAATGACTTCGTTTTCTCCCTCTTCCTCGGGATCTGTCTTCCATTTGGGCTTGCCTTTTCCTAGCCACCCTAGTTGTTTGTACATCTCGCGGTCGCGCCATGATTCGGGCGTCGGATAATGACTGTCGGCTGTAGAAATGAGTTTAACTCCGAATTCGGTCGCGACTTGAATGATATACTGGTTAAGTTCGTGTTGTTCGGGGATATTATTCCATTGTAATTCGCCATACCACCGATCTCCAAAGATGGATTGCATTTCCATGGTCGTTTCGCGCATTGCATCTAAAATGGCGTCAGCGCCTTCCTCGCGGTTCTCCCAGTAGTTGCCGGCGTATACCCCTCCCAAGCATGCGGACGCAGCTATAACCCCCTCAGAGTGCTCTCTCAGCAGATCGTAGTCCATGCGCGGGTATCGATAAAAATACTCGTCGGTGTAACTTTTCGAAACCAATTTAAAAAGATTAGTCAGCCCTGTCTGGTTTTGGGCTAGTAGAATTAAGTGGCGGCGTCTTTTTAGAATAGTTTGTGCCTTTTTGGTGTCACCCTCATCTTCAACAGTTGCACCCGATTGAGTATCTTTCTTGGCAGACCGGGCCTTCTTTTTGTCAGCCATCTCGGCTTCATAAGCCGAGCGCCACTCTTTAATGGAGGTGGTAAAATATGCTTCAACTCCATAAATTGGCTTAAAGGCTTTTCCTTCTGCTAGCATCTTTTTAGCATGAAGCACCTGCCATGATAGACCGTTCATGTTGCCATGATCAGTGAGCGCTAGCGCATCACTCCCGTTTTCATATGCAAAGTCCATATGTTCTTGGGGATATCCCACGGCATCGAAAATAGAACCTGCCACACTGTGTGCGTGAAGTCCAACAAATTTAATCACTTTTTCTCCTTGAAATTTTAATCCAGCCGGCCCACAAAATAGGAACGGCGACGGGGTGAAGACACAAAAGCCAGCTAACTGGCGCGCCGGTTATGAACCATGGGTTTACATTGTTTCCCAGCCAAATAAAAAGAATCGGGAATAATATATCTTCTATAATTTCCCATCCAACAATAATCATCACGAGCGCCAGGCCGTGCTCTTTTAGCGTATCTAAAAGACGTGATGGGTTCAGGTGAGACAGTTTGTGTTTTATACGATGCCATGCCCAACGCAGCGCTTTCATAGGTCGCTCTCTCTATATGGTATTTTAACGTGTTGGTGGGCTTTTGTCAAGGCCTCAAGGGGTTTTTCTATAGAAAAATCTGATGCAAGAAAATCCCTATATCCACTCCAACAAGAAATGTTATAATACCAATCAAGAGGGACGGTGGCCGCATTCTTTTCTCTCACTTTCTGAAATATTGTCTGAAACTTGAAATGGCGGCCGCTCCACCTCTGGTTCTTCGGCCTCTTCTGGGAAGGGTATTGCTGGCCGGGTGAAGGGGGTAAATACTCCCTTGTTGTTAGTTGGTTTACTGAACGTCTGCATTGTTTAAAATCTTCTCCTGTAAATGTGAATGCTAATGGTTTGTTGTCTTTAACGGACTTACCGTCATGCGTTAAGAAAAAATTATTTTCTTTGTGTTTAATTTCTTTCCGATAGTCGCGAATACGATAGATATCATAGGCGGCCATAGGGAATGAAACATAATATTTGTCTGGTGTGATCCATTGCGAAATTTTAAAGGCCACCTTCCATGCGGAATAAGCCCCATATAATACCGACCACCCATATGAATCGCGTCGGTCGCGATCCTTGGGGTGGATTGGAACATAATAAATAGGTATTTCTTTTCGTTCTTCCGAACTAAATTTAGAAGGGCGCTGATAATAAACAGGATCATATACCCATTCCCCTACCACTGTGCGCACAAGGGGGGCTAAATCATCATTGGCCACAATCCAAATGGTGTTGCACCCCGCCATCGCACATTCAAAAACGGATTTCTGGATGGCTGTAAACCCTGTGTTTACGGGCAATAAAACAGGGGGCGTTTTCAAGTCAAAATCTGATTGGAGGCCAGCCACCGGAACGATGCCTGCCAAATGTATTTTACTCACCAATACCTCAAAAATCTATCGTAGGCCATACAAGCCGATGGTAAATCTTTGAGCATACTTTCTTCGCTATCTTTCGCAATTTTAATATTGTCGGCTTCTGGTGTGAGTTCATTTGGTTGCTTATTTGTTTCGCGGTTAATGCTAGTTGTTCTAAATTTGTAATGCTTGGGGTTTCCTGCTGTGGTGTAGTCATGCGCAAATGTTCCTTTCATTCCTCTCTTTTCCATTTCGTCTATTACTTTAAATCGCGACATTGTTTGTGAGAATTCAAAATGAGGGAGTTGTTCTGCTTTTACGACTGAGACAGCACAAGCATCTTTAACAGGAGTATTTCCATCAATACGGTCGGAAGGATAAAACCATATCTCCCTAACAAAATCATCTGAAGTTTTAATGTAGTCAATTTCGTGCTTACCACCTTTATTGAATCCAATATAATCATAACATATATACGTATCGTCGTCAAGGCTTTTTTGCTCCACAAATCCCGTAGCATTTTTATCCGTAAAATAAAAGCACTCCTTAAATGTAAATTCCATTATTTTGGAATATTCATTTGAACATACTACCGTATCACCATCGTAACGCACAGTACCGCACAAGTTAGAGAGAGGCGATTGACCAGTAACGGCCATTAAAAAAAGCAATCTTTCCCAAAGAATTTCTTTAGGAACACCAACTTTCTTTTCCCCTTCAAATGTCGTTAAACTTTTTGCAGCTCCGGGAATTTTTAAGCACGATAAGTCTATGTGTGGATCGAAATAATCAAACCGAAAAGGGCGATGTTCCTCAGCAAAAAAAATAGGATAATTTTTAACGAAGGCATATAAAACTGCTGACATTGAACTGCCAATCACTATTTTATCATACTTAAACACTTCACTTCCTAATTCCGCTGTGATCATAGCCACCTTGATGCCAGTTGGGGTGCATTATGTGAAATTTCTGTCTGTAGTGCATCCACCCTAACGCATGTCCTAGCTCATGCTCCAGCACTCGATCTTTTCTCGCATGTTTAGGTAAAATATGAATCTTTGCTTTCACTATAACGCCTGTTTCTTTATCGGTGTATATTTTAGTAGACGCCATATGACTATCTGCAAATCCCACTTCCGGTAATGTTACTATTATCTCACCTACACGTGGGTTCATGCAGGTGGAAAAAGGATCTTTTCTGATATCTTTAAACACATACCCGATGCTTTCCCAATATCGAGCCGCCTGTGCTGCCCTATATGTGGAAACTCCTGTGGTTGCACAGACTCTTATGGTTGGGGTTGTTTTCCATTTTGCTTTTTGATATGGCTTGCCAACGGCAAATGTGTCAGTAACGGTAGTTGCATTGACACTTAAAATTGCATAGTCTTGGGGGGCTGCTACAAAACATCCTAAGAAACATAGCAACAGAAAGCCCATGTAATAACTAGGGATTATTACATTTTAGTCGTTCTTTATCTGATCCAATATATCAATGTCATATTTAACTTCATCTAAAAGAGTTTTGAGATCTAATCCTGCACAATCAATCTTAGATTTACTTACATGATAATGACTCACAAAACCCGAAAAACTACCATAGGCTACATCTTGAACGTATTTTGTTTCAGTGTTTCCGTTTTGCTTAAGGGGAGTGTCGTAAGGAATTCCGGTAGCTCCGTGTATGGCTTTCCATAGCGCTTTAAGGGCCTCAAGTTGTCGAGGATAAAACCCGAGAAAGGGATCTAGTTGGCTTCCATGCACCCAAGCGCCTTCGGTAAGGGGGCGCTCTCCAAATCCATTCTTTACATACCATTCTTGATACTTGGGATAATATGCATTGCTAATTTCCACCCCCACCGAGGGTCTGTTGGTGCGCGCAGAGCCCGCGTGCCATGCGGCATGCTGTATATCTAGGGTTTGATAAATAGTGCCGTCATTATCAATCAGAAAGTGCACCGATGCGCCGCGCTTGTCTAACACACTTTGGCACGACTTAGAAGAGAGACACACATCCCAGTGATTTACAAAATATCTCAGCTTTCGTTTTGGACGCCCCGAATAATCATAATACTGGCCGGCCTTCGTTTCCAGGCCGCCTTTCTCGGGCCACAATACAAACTTGTCCCACTCAATAGGGTGGAATTCTCCATTATATACAATGTAATTGGAGTAGTGGCGGGCTGCGGGCTTATAATCGTCAATCTCTGCTTGTCTTTCGGTCCAGAGTCGCCGGAAAGTCATCGGCCCACAGAGGCCATCGCCGGTTAGGGCACGTGCTTTTTGCCATTTTTTAATTGCGCGGACGAGTTTATCATCAAAATATTTCTCTCCGAACCAACTTGGCGCCCATCCTAACTTTTTAGAGGAGGCCTCGTTGTAAAAGTGCTTGTCCATGCATTGTATTTTCCTATTTAATTAATGATTCCTATCACATAATTGTCTAAAATTACATTATAAATAGTTCCGCGAATGCTTATTTGCTCAATCATACTTCTATCTACGACCAGTCCACTGGCCTCTTCTATCTCAAAACGTACGTCGTCGGCGGCAGACACCGCATTTACCGTGATATACCTTTCTTCTTCGGGTTTATAATCCTCGGGCAGCACGATTAGAGATTCTGTGTTTTTCTCAGATGTGGCGGGTACATCAATTAAAATATACCGGTTAACTGGCATGAACATCGTGAATCTCCTTCAAAATCAATCGTTCTTGCGTTTCATAATCCTGCTTGGTGAGAAAAATATCTTCTCGTCTCCCGCAGTGCTTACAAAACATAGTCATGTGGACATTGTTGCCTTGTGTCGATCTAATATTTCCCACAGGAATCCAATAGCACTCCTCGTGTCCTACTTTACATTGTCTTTTTATAAACTTCTCTTCCATTAAGTGATTAAAGTTCACTTTTCCTCCTATATTGTGCAAGTATCGTTGGTACAGAATTTTGTACCTGTTCCACCTTCTTCGTCTTGAAAACGCTGCAGCGGCGTAATCTTAGACATCATTTTCTCGTAGCGGCGCTTTGTGATAGCTTCATAAGGCGCCTGCTCATATCCTGTCTCTTCGTATCTTAGAAAAGAAACAGCCTTGAGTCTTGTTTCATAAAGTTCAAGAGCGCTTTTAATTTCAGAAGCCTCCTCTGGCTTAAATGTTACAGTTACCGATACCGAATTATCAGCCCAATAATATTGATACTGAGCCGCAATTTCAAGCTGTTCCCAAAGAGAAACATCTTTCTTTCCTTGCGTATAATAAGGCTCGTGCACTGGAAATTCTACTACCGAGGTGTTGGGTGAATACTTGTCGTCTTCAATTTTATAACCGGCATCTGTCAACTTATCCAGTAATGGCGAAGTTTGAGAGAACCGAATACGCCGGATGTAATAATCATTTTCGGGAAAATGAATCCCGGGCGTAGATCCATTTAGTAAGGATACTGTTCCCGAAGGCTTGATGGACGTCATTCGAATAGACTTCGGGATACAGAGCCAGTTTGAATATTCTTCGTCTAACTCTTTAACGTAGGCATATGCTTTATCGCACATATCATATACCTCTCGGCGCCCAAACCTATTAAATGCCTGCACCACACCTGATTGAGACAATCCGATGCGACGGTTCTTAAGCATCTTTGCGTTTGTCTCGGGCCAGTGGGTGTTGGATAAGGTAATGGTTTTGCCGTACAAGTATGCAATTTTTAAAGTGCGCAAGTAATCTTCAAGATCCTCATGCTTGGCCGGATAAGTCTCTACTAAGCAGCACAATTCTGCATCTTCTAATTGTTGTTCTACGCACGGATTAAAGCCGGCTACATTAACATCATCGTATCTTGGGCCATCTTTAAAGCGGCCGCGTGTGCGCGCATTGTTGAGCCAAATATATCCGGGCTCGCCATTCTTCTGGCTTTGCGAAGCGTGCCATGTATAGTCCATACCCACCTGTGCGTTAAATGAGTTGTTAGATCCCCACCGGTGATGGTAAAGCTTTTCTTGGTCGTTCTTCATTTCCAAATAGCGCATGTCATCATATTTCCCCATAGCGAGAGCGGCGGAGCGGCGCACATTTCCTGCCACCACGCAGCGTCCAATAAGATTTTCTGTGTCTACAATGTCAACAGACGTAATAGATTCACCAATTTTATTGGTGTAAAGATCTTTGAGGTGCTCATGCAACTCTATCAATGGTGCTGGGCCGCTAGACGTTCCTCCAAACCCCTTGATAAGGGCACCGATTGGCCTAATAGCTGAGAAATCAAATTTGGGAACTTTACTCCCGAAGAAAAACCCATCGAGAAGGGAGTGAACTGAGTTTACCCAACCCTCCCGAGAATCATCAATTACAAGAGTATCATTAGTATATTCTGGCTCTTGCACTGTAACCGTGCCTGCACCTTCGGTATCAAACCCGACGCCTACTCCTACCATCAAAGCATCCATCATCCATGCGAACAAGTAACCCCCCTTGGTGGCCAAGTCACGTGTGGAGCGGAAAGCACAATTAAAAAGACCAGCAGCCGTTCTTTCTTCCACGAACTTAGTCCCCATCATCCAGAGGCCGCGGCCAGGTGGCGTCCACTTTAAAGTGAACAAACGATCATACGCTTCTTTAGCTGTTTGTTGGGCCTTGCTGTCGTTCCACTCTAAGCCAAGTTGAAAGACATGTTGTTTTTGCATATTAAACATCCCTTCGACGACGCGGCGGCATGTCTGCCACCATTCTTCGCTGCCGGAGGCGTCAGGATCAAACTCATTTAGACGTCTAGCGTAAGTACGCTTAAAAGTGATATATCCCAGAGGCCCCCATGGCACTTCAGCATTTTTATAGGGCTCAATAAAGGTGTCTGATAGTCGGAATCTGCGTATGTTTTCAATTGTTCTCATTTTATATTTTATTTCCTTTTTCTAAATTTTTCATACTTGTTTTGTAACAATCCTTTCTGCATGCTGGCGCTTAATGCCACCGGATTGAGTGGGATCGTCCCCTGACCATTGTGCCCGTGTTGAGGCATTATTTTAATAGTGGCATTGGAGGGGTCCATAAAAATATCATATATCATCCCATCTGGGCCGTTTCTATTCTTGGCAATGTATATTTTGCCTTGGTTGTTTTGCTTGTCTTCTATGGTGCGAGATACCGAAAAAATGAAATCTGCCACAAAACACTTATTGAAGGCTTCGGAAATCTGCTCCATTGTAATCACCTCTGCGTTGAGTCCTGAACGATTCGTTTGCGATGCGGTCCAGACAGGACATGCAAATTCGGTGGAGATTGCACGAAGCTCTTCGTAAATAGATTCTAATTCGGTTCTCTTTTCCTTTCTTATGGTAACCGGTCTTAAAAGATCACCATAATCAACAATGATCATGCCCGGCTTAATACCTCGCTTAAGCAATCTGGTTAAATGAGATTTAATAGTGTTGGTGGTAGCTGATTTAGTTGCATACTCTTTAATAATCAGCTTTCCTTCAATATCCTTAATCTCGTCATACACCTCTTCTTTAAAGTTAATAATATCAGAAAGTGGGTATCCTGTTAAGCAACTATCGTAGCGATTTGCAATAATCGTGTCCTGCAGCTCTAAAGTATAATGAACAACTACTTTTCCTTCTTTCAATCCTTCGGCGCCGAGGTGCACCAAGCAAAATGATTTGCCTGCGCCCGTGGGAGCAATGACAACACCAAGCTCACTCTTTCCCAGGCCACCACCACATATGGCATCAATCTCTTGCCAGCCAGTAGTAATGGGTAGGCGATGCTTAGGGACAAATCGCTGCTCAAAATCAGCTATATAGTCATATCCAAAATTAGTATCAGAGCCTAACCGCAAAGAATCGTTGATGGTTTTAGAAATCTCATCAAAAGAGCATGATTGCAAAAGACCCACTGACTTGAGCATAGCTTCCTTAAGATTTTGCTTGCGGCAAAAATCAAGCGACTGCTCTTTAATATACTGAACATCTGTAGCTTCTTTGGCGGTAATTTTGGCGAAGTAATCGCGCACCTGCTTCTGGACGACGGAATCTTCCTCGTCTAGATCGGTTCGAAGAATGGTGATAATCGCTTCTGGCGACGGATGCGTTCCATAGCGTTCTCTGTATCCTACGATCTTGCTTACAAAGATGCGCAAATATTCAAGTTCTAAGAATGTAATATCCAACACTTCGGTAATTTGATCGGCAAAGGGTCGGTCCTCGTAGATAATCTGAACAAGCCCCTCTTGGAAGGCTTTTCCATAACGACTGAAAGTAGTTTTCTCGCTCAAACTTCACCCCGCCTTCGCATTACTAAATATAACAGAATGTTCTGTAAAGTCAAGCAAATTAGCACTCAGAATTAATTTTATTTAGATGCAGTTCAAGGTCTTTCCAATTGAGTTCTCCAAAGCCGTCATCCCGCATTTTCTTCATAATCTCTATCTTACTGAAAGTACACTTAAAATTCTCCACAGCGTTCCGAACAAAGTCCTTTGATTGTGGCGAAAGCATGGGAGAATAAAGTTGCATCATTTTATAGTTATGGGCGATAATTTCTTCTCCATTCATAATATTATGATGAAATTTAAGAGGTTTGTCCACTTTTTCACAATAAGAAACCACATCATCAATGGTATAGTCTTTGTCAGCCCCCAGGAAACCAAGCCGGCGCTGAATTGTTTTAAAGCCCACAGATTTAATCCCAGCCAAGTTGTCGGAAGCGTCTCCCACGAGCGCTCGGGCCAGCGCCAT